AGCTAAGTCGTTCTAATGCAGTCACTTAGCCCAATAATGCCGGTAAGGGACCGGCCAGAATGAGGTAAGGAACAATCGAGTATCCGGTAGGAACCCATCGAATTTAGGTTCCGTTATAATGTCTGTTACTATGTTCAGAATTTCGGAAGGGAACCTATCGGAAGTGAGAGAATGCGAGGCAGGAACTACAATATTATAATTACTATGATTAGCAAAAATACTTCCGGTATCCGGAAGACATCTTCGCGCATGATTAGCTAGAGTTGTGTGATTAGCTACTAGGTGGGAAAGGCCCATACGCGGGCCAGGGACTTACACTAGGCGGAGTCGGATGTATCGGTGCTCCCAGTATAACGTGTCGCCATACTTTACATACTCAACAGTCCACATTCTCAGCTCCTTTCCGGAAAAGTAGTGAGGCAGGATATACAGTCCTGCCCCACTTCCGAGAGTGTTACGCCGACGGTGCGGAAGCTGCCAACAGCGCCTCGACTTGCTTGCGCGCGGTATCTTCCGGAATGCCGAGCCGGATGTAATCCCGAATCATGCGCTCCTTGATTTCATCGGGCGTCACTTCCGACGGACGATACGGAAGCAGTGCAGCCTGATAGGCGTTGCTTCTGGAATTGGCCTTGAGAACATCGTTGACCATTCCGGAAAGGCCCCACTTTTTCTCGGTCATCACTTCCGTTGCTTCCGCGTCAGTCTCACACTGACGATACTCGAAAGTCTTTTCGATTTTTTCGCCAGCCTGCGGATGGCCGTCCGGAATGGCGAAAGTGAACTTTCCAACTAGTGTCTTCATTGTTCTCTCCGAGTCATTCGGTTTCGGGCGGAATTGCCCTAACCACGAACAGAAGTCTATCACACTTTGCCGAGCCTGTCAACATCTTTTTCGCGCTACTCGCTTTTTTTCCTTTCCCGTCCGGCCATCGCGCCGAACCGATATCATATACTATAGCATACGCAATGCCAACGCCATAACGGGAGGCTTTCGCTTCCGGAAGTGCCATAACTCCAATGGTATCAACAACTTACATAATGCGTGGGCGAAGGTCCGCGGTGCCAAAGTCTGTCACCTTGCCGACTTTTGTCATACACTTCGTGTCACCACTATATATTGTGGTGTGCAATGTTGTATACACAATTGTCATAGTGTGCAGATTTGTGAACTTGCTTTACATTTTTGCACACCATTGCACATAAAGGCACTACACACCCCTGCACACCCCTGCACAGATGGTCCCATAGTTGCACACTTTAGCGCGCCCATTGCAATCATCTGACTTGTATAGTAAAAAAGTATGGGACTCCTACTATTTTTCTGGATAAAAAATAAAAATTAAAAGTAGAGACTTCCGGAAGTAACACTAATAAATTTGACTTTCAGTCGGGTCTGTGCTAGACTTGGAACGTCGAAATCTAGCTCTGAAATCCGGCTTCCGGAAGTATCAGGAGGAGTGTGTAATGCCAGCAACAGCGACAGTTACGGCTAAATCTGGACCTAATCTCCAGACTACTGCGAAAACTTTCACTGGTCTTACGGGAATTCTATTCCTGCCTGCCAGCCAACTTGTGCAACTATTCACTGGTGGAGATACCAACTCTCCGCCGGAATTCGAGTTTGACCTGACTGGTGTTACTACTCTCACCGCAGTTATCAACGGAACTGCACAGACTCTGGCTGTCACTATTTCGTAAATACTTTTACTACAGAAATAGGAGAAGCAACATGCCTATTGAAATTGACCCCACTACTGGCGCTCCGATTGTAGTGCCAGATAATAAGGAGGAAGTTCATGTGGATTCACAAACCACAGGGACAACCGATAATGAAGGAACTTCTGGAACTGATTCTTCTGATGGAAAAGAATCGAAAGATTCCAAAGAAGAAGTAGTTTCAATCCCACCTGTCGCGCCAGTTCTCACACACCCTACACCACCAGTCCCACCAGTTACCGCAAAGGTAACACCTAAAATTGTCAAGACAGAGAAAGAAGAATGTTTTGACAAAATGAATGCAATCCTTGCTGAACATGGAGGATTGGAAAGTAATGTTGGAATGACATCTGAATACTGGGAACTCCTCAAGAAGTATAGGAGTCTCTAATGTTACCAATTACTCTCATCATGGTTCTCCTTGCTGCGATTTTGTTTCTATTAGCTGTGCTTGATGTGCAGCCTAATAAAACAGTTCCAGCAGGATTGTTCTTCCTAGCAATGTATTTCCTCATCGGGGGAATTGGTAGGTAGCCATGCCGATGGGAATAGTAACGGACAAAGAATTCGATTTGGAAAAGAGTAAGATTGTTACTCCTCCACCCTCACGTGAGGAATCGAATTCTTCTGTCCCAATAACGGGAGAAATAATGGATGTCAACAGAGGACGTGGTAAAGGCTCTGTTGAAGTTCCGAATTCTCTTAGAAATATTATCGGAGAAGAATCAGCAATTAATGGCAGACAAGCAGGTGTCGAACTGGCACAACAGTTTGGCGTATCACCGTCAAGCGTATCTGCTTATGATGTTGGAGCAACTTCAACATCTTCATACGATAGACGACCAAACCAACCTGTCATTAATCAAGCTAAAGAAAGAATTGCTAAGCGCGCTAGAAACAAACTAATGGCGGCGCTTGGTAAGATTACTGATGATAAACTAGAAGCTGCAAACGCTAAAGACTTGGCTGGTATTGCCAAGGATATGTCGGCTGTCGTTAGGACTATGGAACCCGAACAAGAAAAGGGTATCGAGAATCCTAGCAATGGACCGACGTTTGTTTTTTATGCTCCACAATTCCGGAAAGAGGAGCATTTCGATATAGTCCACGTCAAGGAGTAGAGATGCCAACAGAAAGTTTCTCTTTTGGCTACCCTCATACGATGGTGCAGAATCAGATTTATGCACTACCCGCGAGGCGTGGCCTACTCTTTAGTAACGCTGGTGGCACCATTGAACAAGCTAACGATGTAGCGTTCACATCACCGAAGGCTTTAACATTGGACACCAACAATCAGGCAGAAGTTTCTGGCGGATTTATTCGTCAGACTGCTGCGGCTGGTGGATTGCTAGTTACTATTAAAACACTAAGCTAATGGCTCTCGATACAAAGCTCACGAAAGTAGTTAGTGGTTATCTTCCACCTGAGAAGGGACCATTTGAGTGTGAGCATTGTATCTACTTTAAGTCTCCACACTCATGTCAACTAGTAGCAGGTTCTATCGACCCAGAGGGTTGTTGCAATCTGTATACTCCGAAAGACGAATCCAAGAAAGATTCGGAAGAAGAAACGTAATGGCTACTTGGATGGTATTTCAGAAACTTATAGAGCGCGAGGCTGATGCAGCGTTCCGAAGATATACCATTCGCATATTTACTTACGGACTATTAGTGGGAATAACATGCAGCTTACTCGTCGCCAATTACTCAAGACTTTTGCCGCTGTTCCGTTTTCGGTAGGAACATCACTTAGACCTTTTCTAAATGCTGACCAGACGGAACAATTAGGCATGGCATTTGATAAAGGTGTATGGAAGCCTAATAGGAAACAAGAGATATTCCTTAGTCTTCCGACTAGTATATTCGAGGGATTCTACGGTGGCGGTAACGCTTCCGGGAAGTCTGACGTATTACTAGTATATGGCTTGATTCATAGGTGGCACGAGAATCCTAGATTCAAGCAAGTATTCATGCGTAGGACATATCCTGAACTACGCAATGAAATTGTTCCACGCAGCCGCGAGATTTATCCGAAGTTCGGGGCTACGTTTAACAAGACTGATATGATTTGGACATTTCCACGTCCAGATGAACTAGGTGGAACTGGTAAGCGTTCAGGCGCAATGATATTTCTTGCACATTGTGAAGAAGAAAATGATGTGCATAAATACGATACAATGGAAATCAACTTGTTCACACCGGACGAGTTGACAACTTTTACTGAATACATTTACTTGTATCTTGGGTTTACACGTGTCCGCACGTCAGACCCTAAACTCCCCTCTATTATTAGAGCGGCAGGTATGCCCGGTGGTATTGGACATACATTCACAAAAAAGAGATTTGTTGCACCGTGTCCCGAAGGTGGAAAGATTATTGTTGGTAAAGGTGGAGTCAAAAGATTCTACGTTCATTCAACAGTATCTGATAATCCACATGCTGACCCTGAATATACTAAACGTCTTGATGGTATTCCGAATGAAGCAGAACGTAAGGCGCGTAAATTCGGTGATTGGGATGCATATCAGGGACAGGTATTCGATGAGTTCCGGGATAAGAAATATCCTGATGAACCTGAGAATGCGTTGCATGTTATTCCGCCTGTCGGTATCCCAGACTGGTGGCCTAAGTTTGTAATTGGTGATTGGGGTTTTGCGGCTATGACATACATAGGTTTCTATGCTGTGTCACCCACAAAACGCCTATATCAATACAGAGAACTATATTGGTTGAAAACCAAGATTGAGGAATGGGCACCTATCGTTAAAGATTATTGCGATAGGGACATGCCTAAAGTAATTAAGTTCTGTAAGTCCGCAGGTCAAGACCGTGGACAGGAACATACTATTCAGCAACAGATAGAGTCTGCATTAGGTAGACCTATTGAGTTGTCTAATAATTCTCCCGGTTCACGTATCGCTGGGAAAATGTTAGTCCATGAATATCTTAGGTGGAAGACTAGGCCCATTATTCCTCCATCGGAGATGCCTGTATATTCTGAGGAATATGCAATGTGGCTGCTCCGTAATAAAGGAATGGAGCAATATAAAGACTACTTAAAACTATTTGACCCACCAGAGGAAGAAACTAATATTCCTCGTTTGCAGATTTTCTGCTGCGAGGAAGCAATGCATGAAGGACATCCTTTCTGTTGTCCTCAAATGGTAGAAAGTATTAAGGCTTGTTCTTACGATAAGAAGAACAAAGATGGTAAACCTGCTGAAGATGTTGCA